CACATGGCTTTGCACTCATCTAGTGCGACTTTACACTCAGCCATTGTTTCTTTGGCCATTGCGTATTCCATTTTGCAATCTTCGTATTGCTTTAGCATTTCCTCTTTAGACAGTTTCTCAGAAACCGCTTTATCATCTTCGTGTTCCATTTTTTCTCCTTTTACGGTTTCTGCCGTTTTGTCTTTTGGTTTTTTTCTGTAAGTTCCGCCACGTTCTTTGTATTCACGTGTAACCCAAGCATTTGCCACGGCAGACGGATACACGTTAAATTTTGCTTTGGCTTCGCGCTTTACGCGGTTGTAAAGTTCGCTATCGGCTGGCTCATCATTTTTTTTGCCGCCTTCGTTAATACTTTCGTAATCTGTTTCTTCTTCTTTTTCAATAAACTCTTCCACTCTTTCTAAAGTGCCGCCTTTATCAGACTTAGCAAGTGTAAGTTTGGCATTAGGATTGGCTGGTCTATCTACTAAAGATATTTCCACAATTTGTCCATCAACGATTCTGCCGTTAGCCGCTTTAGTATCGCGCACAATTCTTGGCGCGCGAATACCGATTGAGAATCCTTTTAATACGCCAGTTTCAACTTTCTTTACACTAACTGGGTCCACAACAAGTGCAGAAATGTAATGCCCATCATTTGTGCTATTTAATTCTTTGGCAACGCCAGCCGCGATATTGCTGTGTTGTTCTCTAATATTGCCGCCAGTTTTAAACCATTCGGGCATTGCTCTATCTAGCCATGCGCCGTCACAAATTTGTTGGTCAATATCAATGGAATCATCTGTTGCTTTTCCATAGACCATTAACGTGCCATCTTCAAGTTTTTCTTGCTTAATAATTCTAGCAAATGCGCTGGTTATATCTAGTGCCATTGATTTTTCCTTTTTCTTCTCTCGTTCGGCAATACTATCAACCCAAGTTTTTCCTGCGTCGCCACCCCACAACAGCCAAGCAATATAACCTTTAGACGGATTTGAGGCGTTACCCCAATTCTCGCCTTTCTTATCTACTTCGTGCCGCGCGAAATAACTTACCATACGATTGATGGTTTTTAACGGAAGCGACTTGCCGTTAGATAAATCTCTGGCTCTTGCCACGCCTACTGCTGTGCCGCCTCTGCCAAACTCGCGGCGCAATTCTAACCCACGTGCGGCATTTTGTTGAGCGCCTTTAGGCGGAACAAATCCATCTGCCATTTTATGCTGAGTATGTAATAACTATTGCGCCAGTAGCAGAACCAGAAGCAGAAATTCCATACACAATATCACCGCTATTTACATAGATTGTTTGCGTAGTTGTGGTTGCAATTGTGCGCCCGATTGTGGCGCCAGATGTCGTAATGGTTGAATCACCTATAAAGATTGCCGCAGAGTGCCCATTGTAAATACTTACAGGCGTATTTCGCTCTAATCCAGTTTTTGCTTGGAACAAAACCTGAGCCGTTGTAAAAGTTGTTGTGTTAATGTGTTGTGTTGCCATATTTATTCTCCATCTCCTAATATCATACTTAATGCGTCATCGCCTATGTTACGCGTATCCACCACATATGGCGAAATATCGCAAACACAATTTGGGTGTGCTGGCGGTTCCGTATCTCCACTTGGGAACGTTTCGTCAATACGAATAGGCGAAACATCTGCGTTCTCTTGGCATAAGTCGCAAGGGTCTGCAACTATCCACTCTACCAGTTCAACGCCACTTTCTTCGTATAATTGCCGACTTGCCGTTGTAACAGCGCGGCTAGTTTCTGTTTGAGCAATTGTTAGTGCGCGCTCGCTATCGGCGTCAATCAAATCGCCTACTTCGTCTTTAATTTCTGATGGCGACCAGCCTTTTTCTAAGGCTCTTGCCAATATTGTTCCCAATCGGTCAAGTGTTGTCTGATTAATGCCTTGTATCGTTATGCCCCGATTATCAAGCAGATTAGATAGCCCACGTGGCTTTCTAACTAACAATGCCGCTGGTTTATTGCCTGCTCGCCAAGTAGCCCAGTTAATGTTAGTGGCGCGCCTTAATTGTTCTAATGTAGGCGCTTTGTTTATTTTAGCCTTAGAAATTGCGTTCATAGCCACATCTTCGCCTAACGCAAACCCTTCTAAGTAGATACGCCGTAACGCGGCACTTAGAGCGTCATTATTTGTGCGCACATTTGTTGTAGTCCATGAACGCGCCTGTTCTGGCGTAAGAGTTTGAAAATTCATAGCCACGAAATCATCTACGATTGTGCCAGTATTAAATGATTCTTTAATGGCTTCTCTGATTAGTTTTGCGTTACGCGCCGCTAATCTTACTTTTGCGCCATTACGTTGCTTCCATGCGCGATTCATTGTGCGCCTTATGCCAAGTAACGCTCGGCATACCAACGCGCGCTTTCGTAATCTTTAACAGATACGAATTTATTTAAGACTTCGGCGTAGATTGTAGGCACTTCTCTGAAGTTAAATGGGCGTTCTGGGTCTTGCCTCAAAAAGCGTAAGAACTTTTTTAATTCTTCTGCCGCTTTTTCGCCATCTGTAATAACGTCTTGCGTTACTACTTCTTCTTCAATTGGCGTTACAACATTTTCGCCTGAAAAACCTAAGCCGCCAACAGCGTCATCAAAAGGCTTTATGCCTGATTCGGTTATGAAATAAGAGCCAGTTCCAACGGAAAGAATTGGCATATCCGCTTCAGCCGCCTCTATAAGTGGCAAGCCTGAACGCGAGCGCGCCTCATTGATAGTTAATGAGCCTGATTTGATTTCTAAGTCACGTGTGCGCGCAATTGATTCTAAGTCTTGGCGCCCTGATTCCATAAACTTAAATTCAAGTTCGCGTGGCATGGCAAGAAACGTGTAAGACAGATTAGAAATCATTTTGCCAAGCCAAGTTGCTAACGGAATCGCGCCAATAACTTCAGATGATTCGGCTTGACCTAATTGAAAGCCTGCGCCGCCTAATCCACCTTTAGGGCTAAAGCCAATCTCTGACGGCAGAACGCCAAAATGACCGCAAATAGAATTAACTAAGTAATCATCTAATGTGTCTTTAAATCTTTCGCCGTAGCCATCAAATTGAATTGGCGTCATGCCTGCTGGCAATAATCTAACGCGTTTGCGTTGTTGCGTTTGTCCTGCCAAGTCATCATTAAAAATGTTTTCATAAGCGCGTAACAAATCAGGATTATTACCAAAGTTGGCGTCTGTTGCCATTAATAATTCTGGCGTAACGCCGTCTGTATATTCAGCGCGTAGCCATTGCTGACGGCGTAAATAAATATCGGCAACGGCAAGTGCGCGTTCTGTTGGCGAATAGCCATAAACGGTCATTGAACGGCGATTGCGTATCATGTAAGACAATTCATCACTTGTAAATTCGCCGTCTGCTGATTCGCCTTCGCTTGGCGCCGAAAATTCGCTACGTGGGAATCCGAAAAGAATTTGTTGATAGGCAGGATTTGGCGGCGTAGGGCGCATGCCGCGGTCATCAATAAGTGGCTTAATAGTTGAGCCATCTAGTATCTGTAAGCCGTGTAATTCGCCGCCTACTGTCGCTTGAGGCCATACGGCCCACGCGTCTAGGACAAGGATTTCTTCTAGCGCGATATTTAGCCAATCGTTAAACAATAAGCCGTTTGCTTTATCAGGCTGTTCCCAAAATTGGCGCGCGCGTGAAATTTCTTCTGTGTATCTTTCGCGCGCAACGGTCATGGCGCGTGTGTGATTTCCGCCTATCTCTGTGATAATCTTTTCGGCGCTATCTTCTGCCAAAACAATATCCCAATTTAAGCCAATAATTTTAGATTTTAATACTTCAATACAACGGCGTAGAATATCTATTTGGTCTGCTGCCGCACGTAATGTTTTAAAAGGCGTTAAACGTGTTTCAGTTACATTTATATTTTGTGCTACTTGATATTCATATTGGCGTGGGCTTGGTCTGCCACTATCGGGATTTGGCGGATTAATTGCGCCCGGAATAATCGGCATGCCTGGACTAAATGGAACTGTTGGCGTAATTGGATTACGTGGCAATGGGTCTGATTGTCCATAAGTTGTATTGTTATTTTGCGCTTGGCGCATTTGTTGTTCGGTCATTGCTACTGCGCCTACTGGAAGATTAGGTGCTTTAGTAATCTCTTTTGCTACTTTTTCAGCAAATCGGTCTATTAAACCCATTACATTAACCTCTCAAGTTATTGCCACACTTATTACAGTTTGTTGCCGTTTTTGGCGATGGCATGCCACAAACAGAACATAATAATGCCATACTCGCTAACGCAATCATACTACTGCCGCCACTATTTAATTCTGTTAATGCCCATACGAGTGCGTCAAGTCTATCAGGCGATTCTTTACTAAGTGGCGTCCATTCGCACATTTGAGTTTCTAATTGCTCAAAATAGCCTACGTGATGAACTCTGCCTTGTTCGTATAGTGATGAGATTGGCTCGGCGCGTAACTGTTTTCCGCGCGTTGCTGTTACTTTCTGAACTGGCACAGACATATCAACTTGCTTTAGAACGCCAATCACCATGTCGCCGCCATTGTTTGTTTCGGCAATTATCTTGTCGGCTTTATATTCGTGATACAGATTGACGGCTTGGCGCGCCCACGTATCAGGCGAGGCTCTTAGAGATTTATCGTCTAATACGTAGTAATGACCATCTGCCGTTAAGCCAGCCGCGATTATGCCAGTTTCGTCTGAATCGGCGTTACTTGTAACGGCAGGGTCAATAGCGACAACTATACGCGCAAGTGGCGGATTTTTAGTTACGCGCGCCTCTTCAATTATTTTGCGTGTCCATAATGCGCCATCTACGTCATCAAGTATTTCACCGAATAATTCTTGTCTGCCTAATCTAGTATTTTCGTAACGTAATTTAAGTTCAGCCAAAGCCGATGGCGCTAAGTTTGCCGCATTATCAAATGTTGAGCCGCGCACTAATCTTACTTTTTCCCGCGTTATTAAATCTTTTATTAATTTAGTTGGGCGTGGCGTAGTTGTAACGATTGTTTGCGGGTGTTTGCCTAAACGTAACGCAAATTGATATTGGTCCCACGTTTCAGGATATTTAAATGCCGCTAACTCATCAAACCAACCGCCATGAAACTGTGGCCCACGTAAGCGGTCTGGTTCTTCGCCGCTAAATAACTTTATTCGTGAGCGATTGGATAAAAATATTTCGCCAAACGTTCTATTGTATTCTCGTAATGTGCCGTATTGTTCAAGTATCTTAATGATTCCTGATTCGCCTTCTGCGCATGTATCGCGCACATCTCCGTAAGTTGGCGCAACAATAGCCCATCTCGTATTGGGTCGGCTTGACGCTTCATAAGCCAGCCACTCGGCGGCTGTTCTTGTTTTGCCTGCGCCACGCCCTGCTAGATAAAGCCATATCAGCCAATCATTACTCTCCGTTGGTAATTGCTCTTGGCGCGCCAGTTGATGTGTCCAACGCACTCGCCTGCTCGCTATCAAGGAGTGCGACAAGTCTTTTAACTTCGGCGTCAATTGTGTCGCGCTCATAAATATTTACCTCTATTTCTGCCCGTGTGGGCATATCTAAGCCAAGCAATTTGGCTCGCCGTTCCGCAATCTTTATGTAAGTTAAGATTCCACGCGCACGTATCTCAGGCGTTGCGCCATTGATTATGTCGCCCCAAATTGCCGCTTGAGCAATATCTAGGCGGTCAATCTCCATCTTGCGCGTTTCTGTTACATCATCATAAATAATTCTTTCTAACGCACGTTTCCATGCGTTATATGCGCCACTCGCACTAGCGTAGCCAACGCGTAACGCAATCAAATCAAATGGCAATCCGCCACGTCTTAACTCTAAGACTTTGGCTTCTTTCTCTAACACTTCAGGCTTTAATTTACTTTTACCTTTCGGCATTGCCTGTCCTAACTATGTTAATAAACTCTGCATAACGACAGTTACATGCATCATCTTCGCCAGTATTTGCCAGCCAAGAATATGTTTTACGGCAACTTGTATCGTGAGAGAACGACATACTGTGCGCTGTTAATTGTGCCGCTATTAATTCGCGCTGTTCTTGTAGCAATATGCCTAGCGTTTTCTCCACGTTTTCACCGCCATATATTCATAGAATAAGTGCCAATTAAATCACTTTTTGGGAAGTGGCGCTAACACTTTTGCTACGTCATAATCGGGTTCTCCAACGTATCTAAATGACGCTGTAACGCGCTTCCTAGACACTCCCATGCGACTTGATAGGGAAGATGTCTTCCCTTGTTTGGCCACACGGCTAGGCATGCGAATAAGTGTCCAGTTGGCCGACTTGTTTAGATGATGAACTTGCGTTGGGTGGCTCATTGTCGCATAAACAGATAAGCCCTGCGCTATCAAGCCACTAGCAATTCTTTCGTGAAAGATTCTGCCTAATCCAATGCCTTGAAAATCGGGTAACACTACGTTACGGCTGAATCTTCTAGCGTTACGAATATGTGCGTTTGGAAGTGGCAACATAGCCGATAAACAAGCGGGTTGGTCATCTATTAAGCCGACATAGATGTGCGCTGTTTTATTTAGGTTTTTATCTAAATAGTGATGACGTGAGAATAAGTGCCACGCTTCATACTTTGCCCAAAAGATTTCAAGATTAAGTTCTGGGTGTCGCCGAAGTAACCTCCATCTAAAGGAGCCAGTATGTGGCTCGTAAATCCAATCGGGCTGTAACCATTCTTCTATGTCGTAGTGGCAACCTACGGCAACGAATTTTTGATTACGCTTTCTTACAGCGTTAGCAACAGCAACAGAGCCGACTTTGGCAACTGTGCGGTCAATAACGGAAGTAAATTCATCAACAACTGTTATATCGTTTTTTTGCGCCAATAAACGCGCGACAGATACTCTAAATTGTTCGCCGTTACTAAGTGCATAATATGGGCGTAGCCAAGCGGGTGGCGAACTAAACCCAACAGATGATAATAGTTCCGTTACTTCGCGCATGGTTAAATCGGCAGGAAAAGCGTCTATAACGGCTTTTTCCATATCCCATTCAAGTGATTCTGATTTCTTTAGAATATCGCCAAATTTTTCTTTCGCAATTGTTGTTTTGCCAGCGCCGCTCGGCCCAACAATCAAGCCCACGTTCCAATCACGTGTGGTTAAATCGGGGATATTGTTTTGAATCTCTGTTATTGAGCGTTCTTCGCTGTTAATATCAAACAAGCCTTCTAGTTGCATTACACGCGGCGTGCGGATAATCGGGCTTTCAAGCCGAATTATATTACTCATTTTTGCCTCTCATTAGATAATAATTGCTTTTACTCTTAAGCCTTCTTCAGATAGGCGTAACAGTAATGCCGTTTGTTCGTTTTCATCGGCGCACTCAATGATAACTTCATAGCGTTCGCCTAAGTCTTTGAAGTCAGTATCAAAAACATTTTCTTTTTCGTTTAATTCAAAATTGCCAAAGCCAAGCGCCTTAATATCCCAATCGCCTAAATCTAAATCACGCAATTGGTCTAACAGTATTGTGCTATCCCAAGTAGCCATCTCAGCAGTTCGGTTATCGGCAAGTGCGTAGGCTTTTATCTGTTCGCTTGTCCAGTTATCAGGAACACGCACAACATTTAATCCTTTCCAGCCTATTTTACGTGCTGCCTCAACTGTGCCGTTGCCCGCAATTACTACGTTTTCTTTAGTAACAACAATTGGTTTTCGTTGTCCAAATTTACGTAATGATTCTGCGATAGCGTCTATGTTTGCCTCATTGTGTCGCCGTGCGTTATTTGAATCAAGTGTTAATTCATCTAATAGCACATTTTCTATATTTTCCATTTTTGCCTTTCGTTAAAGTTAAGAAAGAGTGCGTTCAGGACAGAGGAACGCACTCTTTCGTTGCGGGGTTACTCCGAAGGGATAAACGGAGTTCGCGCCGCTTTTACCTGCGCCACATCAGCCATTTTAAATAGCGAGCGGCGTTTTTCCTTGCCACATGAAACAAGGACTTTGCGGTAAACCAATTGCCGTAGATTGACGGCAGAAACTCCAAGTATTTCGGCAGTTAAGACCGAATCTATTATCTCATCAGAAACATCATCATTAATTTCCATTTTTTCCTTTCTTAGATTGCCCAAGGGTCATCTACTGGGTCCTCTATTGGTCTTTCTGTGTGCGTAACAACTGGCTCGGTAACATTACGTGGAACAATGCCGTAAGAATCGGCGTTTATTTGTAACGATTTTCTTTCAGCGCCTTCTTTGTCTGTAAATGTTTCAACGCTAAAACGGCCTGTAATAACTACGCGTAAGCCTTTACGTAATTCATTTACGGCGCCAGTTGCGTCTTTACCCCACACAAAACAACGAAACCAAATTGTTTCGCCGTCTTGCCAATCGTTATTTTTTTTAACGCGTGGCGTATTAGCAAGATTAAATGATGTTACAGATACTCCAGTTGGCGTTAAACGTAACTCAGGGTCGCCGCCTAAATTTCCTGTAACTGTAATTATGCCTTCACCAGCCATGTTCTTCCTTTCGTGATAGATAATTGTAAGTGCCTTCCGTTGTAAGTGTAACAATAGAGCCGTTAGCAAGTGTTAATGGAAATTCATTTGGTTCCGCGTGTCGTGGCACAATTAACCCAAGTTCCGTTGATTTTTTTATATTCAGATGAACAGAATCCGTGCCAAGATTATGGCACTTGTGATGTAACGCAACTAGGTTATCTACTGTGTCTTTACCGCCACGCGAGCGCAATTTTCTATGATGTAAAGCAAAATCTTCAGTTAAGCCGAATCCGCACTTTTCACAGTAATGTTGGCAACGTGCCAGAATTAAATCGCGTAGTGCTTGCCAATCCGTCATACGCCGTCCTTTGTGATTATGAAGATGGGCTAATCGGTATAAGTATTGAAGTAATCGTCTATGACGGTTTCGGCTTGCGCCAAACTGCGGCGTAACTTTTCTTTATCAGTAAATCTAATCCATACGCCTTGATTATCGCCATATTCTTTTGTGGCAGTTAATTTAACTACTTGCTCATCATCTTCATACGCAACACCAGTTAATCCGTCTAATACTGCGCGCGCCAGTTTGTCTATATCGGGGCGAATAAAAGGCTCATTACGTGTTACAGTTTTTGGCTTTTTTAACACAAATGTTAAATGAATTTCTACGCCTTGCTGCGCTTTTTCATAAATAACAGAACGTGCCTTATTCGCAATATCAGCGCGCCATAACGCTAAATCTTGTGCGCGCACATGAATAGCGTGTCCATTGATAAATTTAAGAGAGCCTTGCGGAACTGGTCTGCCGATTACAAAAAAATCGGCTTTAATACCAGTTTCTTCTTTGCCAATGTTGCCATGCGGCGCAGGGGTTATCATAACGGGTCTTAATATAGCGCAATCCGTTATCAATCTGCTTCATAGGGTGTTTATTCTTTTCTTTGAGCATTTGCGCAATTCCAAACGCCGAACTGTGCGGATTTTTTGCCTTTGGATTCCATGCCGATTCTTTACCCCATAATTTGGCTAGACATGAATATTGAGTTTTACTCCAATTGTATTTTTTGACCGCAATTCGGGCGTAATCGCGTGGATTTTGTAATGCCATACTTTGTAACAGTTGTAATTGCCCCGCTTTTGGCGCTTCTGCCTCGGCAGGGCTAATTACTGTAATAAGTGTGCCGATAAAGCCTATAAGTGTTACTTTGATTTTTTTGATGTGCTTCATATTGCTACTCCTTACAGAGTGCGAGTTTTTCCCGCCTCTTGTTTTTCGTAGTTTTCGGTATTTTTGTATGAGGAAAGTCCTCTTAGCCGTTGGCCCATTTCTTGTGTGCTCATGGAAGTCTGTTGTATGTGCGCTCTTTCGGTAAAACAAACAGAGCAAAATTGAACTCCATCATACCAGCGTTCCACAACAATTCTTTCGCCTTTACGTGTTTTTATTTCTTCGTCTAAGTAACGAATATGGATAAATCCGCGCTCACAGCCTTCTGTATGTGTGCAACGGCAATTAAGTCTGCCACAATGATTTTGATTTGCGCCTATCATTACAGTTCCTTTCTTAGTGCGTTGAGTGCTTGGTCTATTGCTTGGTCATGTCCTTCTTTGAAGATTAGCGATAAATGATTGGCAGGCTCATCTTTTATACGCAATTCTTCTATCTCGCGTAACAGTTTAGTGATGAAATCAAAATGTTCAATTAGTGCCATACGTTTTGCCTAACGCTATATCGGCACAAATGGCTTGAACGCCAAGTAAAGCGTTATCAAGCCCGCCACTCAGTTTCATTATCTTTGTGCGATTTTCTAGTGGCTTAAAATCGCAAATATCGTTATAGATTTTTAGCCTTATTTGTTGTTCAAGTGTTTTTATTACTTGTTTTGCCAAGTCTGTGGCTTGTTCGTTTGGCGTGTCTAGGCGTAGTTGCCCATCTTCAACATACCAATGATTATCTTTGCATTTACTTGCCATTTTGCCGCCTTTCTGTTGTGCGCACATGTGCGCGGATTAAACAACTGCGCCTAATTTTGCGCCGCCTTTTCTTTATACATATTTTGCGCCACTCGGTAAGCGTAACTAACCAAATCAGTTAAGTCTTTGCTCGCCGCCTCATCAATCGCTAATAAGGCTATACGACCAAATCGCTTAGTCATTTGTCCAATTCTGCCAATTTCTTGGCTGGACAATTGGCGCGTTTGTAGTTCAGATACATACCAAGCGGTAAGTGCGATACAACCGCCTAAATCGCTATTGTTATGTAACTTATCCCACTCATCTTCAACAAGCCGAGATAGATTCCATGCGTTAATGCCACTTACTCTAGCCTCGGCAAGTCTTTTAGAGATATTTTCTACGGCAAGTTTGGCGCTAGCCACTCTCGGCGCAGGAAGTTCTTTAGTTTTTATTTCTGTATTCTGTATTCTGTCCTCTGTATTCTGTATTCTGTATTCTGAAGGCGTTAATAACGCGTTATCCCAATCATCGCCGCCTGTAGATTCTGCGCTAGTTTTTTCTTGAGCCTTCTGGCGTTCTCTGTAACGTTTCTGGCGTTCGCGGGTAGTGGCACGTTTTTGTTCTACTTCGTTTTTAGATGTTTGATGTGCTAAGTAATCGTGAATACGAAAACCATTATTCTGCACATCTTCTATCCATAAACCAACTTGCGTCAAATCAACAACTGCCATCATGTCGTTATTTGCCAATCTAATTGCGATAGACATTGGCAC